TTACGCATCTTCTCACCAGAACCTTCAGCTATACGCTTACGCTTTGCTGCGATGTTGGAATAAAGTCCAGGCTTCATTTCTTGGCCTTCTTCTTAGGTTTTGCCATGCCAGCCTCAGACAAGGCAATGGCAATGGCTTGCTTACGGGAAGTCACTTCTGGCCCCTTTTTAGACCCAGAATGCAGAGTTCCCTCTTTGTACTCACGCATGACTTTGCCGACCTTTTTAGCCGCTTTGGTCATTTTCATGGCATTTCCTTAGTAAAGAATCTTAGCCGTGATGGTTCCAGTGACATAAACAGTGCAATTGGCTCGTAGATATGTCGGCGCATTTGCAATGGTTATGATGCCATTAGCTGTCAATGCAGTGCCAATAGTTGACCAGTTTGTGCCGTCTAAGCTACCTTGCAAGGCTACAGTTGCACTGGTGATACCAGAAACTTGTAGGAATGCAGGTTGCCCAGCATCTGCCTGAACTGCTGTAGATGCGCCAGTTGCAACAACTGCATTTAAAAGAGTGATAGGGGCGGTTAAGGATGACATTATTTTGCCTTTTTAGCTTTGCTCATCATGTTGGTAGCAGTACGACCACCACGCATAGGCAAGCCTTTTGGTTTACCAACAGCAACCATAATGGTCACAGGAACACCCTTTTTCTTGCCGTACTCTTTGGCTTCTTTCTCGCCTTTTTCAGAGTAGGGAAACTTCTTTTTTCCGACCATAGGCATAGCGTTCTCCTTTATTTCCAGACACGATCAGCAACAAAGGTAATCGCACCGCCCATGAATGAAGCGATAGTCATACCCATCCAAAACCCACCTTTGCCTTTGTTGGCAAGTTCCAACAAAGTCTTCACATCTTTACTCAAAGAGTGAACTTCTGTCTGGAGAGCCTCAACTTGGGCCTCCAGTTTTCCAAAATCTCTAGCGTCTATATCAGACATTTGCAACTTTCCTTGGGCGACCCATGCGCCGTACAACTGGCGGCGTGAAAGCAGTATCTGTTCTCACGGCATTGGCATCATACGCATCAGGTTCCTTTTCTTGCTCGTCAATACGAACATAACCTTGATGACCCTTCATTGAGTCAATGTCATGTTGCAAGGTAAAACTTACTGTGTTACCAGACTGAAGACAGCGAAAAGTTGCCATTGATTAACTCCAAAACAAGAAAGGGGGGCGAACCCCCCTATTCTCAAAGCACTGCCCGACCAATCACAAGTTGCATTGTGGTTGCGGCTAAGTCAACTGAACCTGCTGTTGGGTTATAGGTGACGACAGTCACAGTGTTAGCGGCAGAGATATAGGCTCTACGAACCAATCCTGCTTCACTCACACCAATTGACATACCAATCACCATGTCACCCAAAGCAACGCCTGGAACAGCCACTGTGTCAGTTGCCGTAGCAGTAGTAGCGATTGAGGCGCTATCTAAAGTACAAGCCACATCCCAAGTGTCTGAAAACAGGCCACGAAATTGATCGTTACCACGGCGGGAAACGACTGCGGTTGCTGCTGCCATTTTGATTTCTCCTAATTAGGTTAAAAAAGTCCCCCCACCACTAGGGCAGGGGGCGCAACTGCAATTAGGAAGGCACAACCAAGGCGAACATGGATGCGGCATTCGGGTCAGTGCCAGTGGTAGAAGTGCGGAGAGCCTTCACACCATAGAGCGTGTCCGAAGTGAACAGCGTACCCAAGTACTCTTGTTTGTACTGAGTTTGTGAACGGATGCCCACTTGCTCAACCAAAACCATAGAGTCTTTGTGACCCATCAAGCAAACACGGGCGATTGCAGTGCCAGATGCGGGGAAAGCCGCAGTAGCAGATGCAGAGTCAGCGTTGCTGGAAGTGAACACAGGGATGCCGTACAGGTTGCCGATCTCACCATTGCGGATGGCGTTGCCATCACCCACAAAGGCTTGCTCAGTGTAACGAGCCAAACCCATCAGCGTGTTACGGCTAGACGGGGGGATGATGAAGAAGCGACCATCCATAGGAGTGTCGTTGTCATCCAAACGCTGAATGGTGCGGCGAATTGCAGCATCAGTCAGAGCAGAGGCGTTACCAGTGTTGGTGTTAGCCGTGTAGTCGAAGGCAGTCGTGCCATCGCCACCAATGAAGCCACCCGTGTAACGGGCGCTGTCAGCAGTACCGCCGTTAGCAGCACGACCCAACTGGATCAAGTCTGAATCGACTTGTTTAGCCAGGGCATAACCAGCATCATTGGTATAGAACTGACGCAAGCTGTTCAGGGCTTGAGCCTCAACAATGTCTTCAATCAAGCGGCTATATTCATAGTGCTTGTTGATCGACACTTGAACTTCAGTCTCAGTAGATGCAATCAGCGTCACTGCGGTAGAAGCGGCCTTGGCAGAAGCAGAACCACGATAAGGTGCAGGAATGTGAACAGTGTCACCTTTCTTGCCCTTGAAGTTCATCTTCATAACCAAATTTGCCAGCACCAAGTTTTTCTTGTATGCGGCAACAATTTCATCACTCCAAATTTCAGGAATGAATGTAGCGGCGGTAGTCGTGGTTACCGCAGGGGTAGGAAATGCCATGATGTTTCTCCTTAGAAACGAAAGTTAAGTTACTTGACCCGACCTTCAGAATACGCTGCAAGAATTTCATCATTCAGTGCCTCGTATCGAGCCGGATCGGTCATCTTCAGCCGAATAAGGTCAGCCCGTCTGTATACCCTCTTTGAACTCTCACCAGTTCCACCAACATCCACTTGTGCGGCCTTCATGCTCTGCTTCCTGGCGGTTTCACCCGCTTGCTCAGTCTGCTTTGACTTGACACCACGCAACTGCTTGTAAGTAGACAGCAACTCATTGGCACTATCGTAATCAAACTCACCATCTGCTTTTGCATACAGACCAAGGCGAATAGGCGATGATTTCACCCAATTCACAAAGTCCTGATCTTGAGCAATCTGACTATAGTCAGGGTGCTCTTGCGTTAGCTTCTGTTGAATCTGCATCCTTTTGAAATCCAAACCCGCTTGACGGGCTGCGAGAACATCAGGATGATTATCAATAGTCTTTTGAACTGCCTTCTGTGGATTTTCAAAGAAATCTACTTCAGGTTCTTCCTCTTTAATAGGTTGCTGTCGTGAACTGAGGTTCTGCTTAATGAGTTCATCAGCGAGTTTCCTTACCTCTCCCACTTCTTGCGCTTGCTTGCCAATTAGCTTTTCAGCTTCTTGGTGCATCCGAACAATGTCTTCCAAACTTTTATCCCTGTATTTATCAGGGAGTCCTGGTGCTGTTGGCGCAATAGTGTTAGATAGCTTGGATTCTTCAGCTTCTAACTCACTTTTCATCTCAGGTTCTTGGTCAATCAACATATTTTCCCTTTTCCTGCCGTTTCGGTTGTAGGAGAATCAACTCGACATTTCTGTTTAAGAGTTGGCTTTGCGTTCAGATTTTAGCTTGTCAAGGTGGCTTTTCTCGAACTTCCCATGCGCTGATGGGAAAGAGCCAGACCACCCCTCCAACCTAAAGGCTGGCGCACTAAGAATGCGGTTGGCTGTTTCACCGCATTCACACCTAAAACTCTGAGCCTCATAAACACAGAGTCTTTCGGTTTTATGCCCGTTTGCACAGGCAAATTCAAACATTCTTTTCATTTAGTTCCTCGTATGCTCTCTCGCTGACCTGTCGCAAGGTTTTCAGCCAAGTAAGTATAGAAAGTTCACCTTTTTTGAATTGTAGGCTTTGTTCATCAGAAATCACAGATATATTATTCAAGGATGCAATCATGGAGTCAATATCCTCCACCAAGTCTTTCCACCCATCACTTCCCATCATTGAGAAGCGGTTTTCATAGTAATGCTGTAATTCAGGACTCACCAAGGCACTCCAGTCGCTTTAACAGGGTTCTTTTGCAATTCAATCTGAGCCTCCAAAGAAGCCTCTACAGCCGCTTTATCCACACCATTGGCCCATATCCATCCTAAGACTGTTTCTTTGGTCAGAGAGGCGTAGGGAATGGTTGCAGTGCCATCACTCCATGAGCAAGTGCTATACACAGATGCAGAGTAATCACCATCTGTTGCATTTGCTTGCCAATGTGCGGTAGTGACAAAACCATCTGAGGTTTGTCGGTCAAGTTGGGAAATGTTCCAAACGATTGTTGACATGGTTTATGCTCCGTTGAGTTGAGATTTGAGACTGTCGATTTCTGCTTTAAGTTCTTGGACAAAAGCCACAAGATTTGCCATTACCTCTGCGCTTGATGATTGCATGGACTGCATGATTGGTTTGCCATCTTCATCTACGGCATCTTTAACACCAGTTACAGATGATGGGCTAATTTCTTGGAATTCATGCGCCAAGAAACCAACAAACTTAGAGCCATCAGCTTTCCATGTGCCTTGCTTTGGTTGCAAAGCCATGATGAAATCTTTAGCGCCTGTTACTGGCCCTGTAATATTTTTTAGGCGGTAATCAGATGCGGAGTTATATGTAGTTGCCGTAGTTGTAACATCAATATTTCCAACTGAGGTTGTATCACGGCGAAATGTTATGACTGTGCCATTGGAACTGCGGCGAGAAAATACACTATCACCAGTAGAAACAACTCCTATATAACCACTAGCATATAGTTCCACTCCATTAACAGAACCATTTGTTCCAAGTCCCGTATTTCCCACCATAAAGTTACCGCTGGAGTCGATACGGGCGCGTTCTATGTTGTTAGTGCCGAAAAGCAGTGGATGGGCAGCGTCATACCAAACAACGGCTGCATTTGCTACGCCAAAGCCTCCACCTGTGCTTGAATCTAAACCTAAGGTTACTGTGCCAACAGTGTTTTTGACTTGAAATTGCGTTGAAGTTGTAGCGTTGCTATTTTCAACTCTAGCATTTGCCCCTGAGCCATAAACATGAAGTTTAGTAGCTGGGCTTGTAGTCCCAATACCCACATTACCGCTGGAGTCGATACGGGCACGTTCTGTGGAAGCAGTAAAAAATTGCAAATCAGTTATTGCATTAATGCCCAAGCTAGTTACGGCAGTATGACCAATTCCACCAACTGTGCTGCCAGCACTATTTTGGTACAAGGTGTAATAACTTGAAACCCCATATGTAGTTCCAGAATCTCTAATCGTCATTGCATTAGCTGTGGACAAATCAGCTTGCAAGCTAATTTTTCCAGAAGTCAATACAGAAGTAGTCCCCACCAGCAAGTTACCGCTGGAGTCGATGCGGGCGCGTTCTGTTACTGTGGCTGAACCGGCAGCGGTTGTTCCAAATACCAACGCTGTTGGGTTATCGCCTGCGGCATGAGCAGCGGTAGCTTCAGCAGTTATCGTAGCCAAAACTGTTGCAGTGTTGGAAGTTGTGTCGTTGCCATAAAAACGAATAACACCCAAGCCGTTACCTGAAGAAACAGATGTATCGTTTCTAAACAAACTCAAGAATGGTGCGGCGTTATTTCCTTCAATTACGAGCGAACCGCTTTGACCCAACAGTGCGGAAGTTCCTCCAAGAATTAACTCGCCTGCGCTGGTGATACGCATAGCCTCCGCACCACCTTCGCTAAAAGCAATGGTGTCAGCAGCAGGGAAGAAGATACCCGTGTTTGTATCGCCTGTCGTGGTGATGGCAGGGTCTGCTGCTGTTCCAGCTTGCACAGTTGTAACGCCCGTAGCACTCAGCGTAGTAAATGCACCCGTACTTGGAGTGGTTGCACCCACAGTACCATTCATTGCCGCACCTGTCAGCGTCTTATTGGTCAGCGTATCAGTAGTTGCTCGACCAACCAAAGTATCGGTAGCGGCAGGAAGCGTCAAAGTGGTAGTACCAGCCACCGCAGTTGCCGTAACTGTAGTAGTCCCTGATGTGGTTCCAGCAAGAACAAGTGTTCCAGAACCTAGTGTTGAGGTTGCCATAATTTTCCTTTAAGGTGTTCCATTGGAGACAATGTTTGCAGAAGAGGTAATCAATCCAGTTGAAGACATTGATGCAATTGTCGTTGCCCCATACTTGAATATCAACTTGCCACCACTTTCTTCAATCGTGAAGTTTGTAGTCAAGAGTTTAGGTGTTGATGCCGCAGTTCCAGTAGTGTTCTGGTTAAAAGTAGGGAATGAGGTTAAAGATGCCGCTGATCCATTGGGAGCCAATACATCAGTGCCAATCACCAAACCAAGATTTGTCCTAGCCCCAGATGTAGTAGTTGCACCTGTACCACCATTTAAAACCGCAACAGTACCCGTCACATTAGATGCTGTGCCAGTGGTGTTCTGATTAAAAGTCGGGAAAGAGGTCAGGTTTGCAGCCGAGCCACTTGGAGACAGAACATCTGTTCCTATGACCAGCCCTAGATTGGTTCTGGCATCACCAGCAGTAGATGCTCCCGTACCACCATCAGCAACTGCTAAATCTGTGATACCCGTGATTGAACCACCAGTGATAGAGACATTGCTTGCCGCTTGGGTAGCAATTGTTCCCAACCCACTAACATCAGCAGTGGTCAGAGTAATAGCACCAGTACGCCCTGCAACTGAAGTCACAAGGTCAGTGTTATCAACTTTCTCCCAAGCAGTGCCATTAAAGATGGCCCAATCGCCTTGAGTCCAAGTCGTAATGCCATTGAGATTGGTTGAGCCTGTTACAGAGACAACATAGTAATCTCCCTTTGTTCCTACGCTAGAAACAAGGGTAGGCGTATTGGTTGATGCGTTC